TAGTCCCGGAAGGTGCTGACGACCGCCGTGCCTTCCTCAACGAACAGGCACGGATAGTGGCGAAAGTCAATGCTCCGGAGGGAACAGACATAGCAGCCATCGTCCGAAGGACCCAGGGAGGTCTGCGCAGAGTATATACCGAAATCGAAAAACTTAAAAGACAATGATAATGATAAGCGTACTTGAGAAACAATACATGGAAACCGTCATCAGGATGGGTCGCCGGATGCAGAGTGGTGAGATCGACTGGGAGCAGCGTCGGTATGAGATTGCCAAGGATATGATGGCTGCCATAATGAACAATCCCGACATAACTGCGGGGGTTGCGTGCGAGCCCAAACCACAAGAGGATGTTCCGGCTACATTAGCCAGAGTGTCCCTGACATTCGCCGACGCACTTGTGGCGGAACTGAAAAAGACTCAAGAAAAGAAGTGACCATGGCCAAACGAGCATATAGTCCGAAGGAGGTTCTTCAGAAAACCTACACCACACTGCCCTGGGGCGGTGAGTGGGCTTGTGCTTTCGGTTATCCATCGACAAACGAAACATGGCTTATCCACGGCCCGAGTGGAAGCGGCAAGAGCAGTTTTGTGATGCAGCTCGCCAAAGAACTTACCAACTACGGCACCGTCCTTTATCTCAGCTATGAGGAAGGAGTGAGCCAGTCATTTCAGCAGCGACTTCAACGCTTCCACATGAATGAGGTGCAGGGACGGTTCCGGATTGTGACAAACGACACCGTAGAAGAACTGATTGCCCGGCTGAAGAACAGGAAAAGCCCGAAGTTTGTCATCATCGACAGTTTTCAAAGCAGCAAATGGACTTACGAGGACACCGAGTTGCTGCGGCGCACCTTCCCGAGAAAGACCTTCATCTATATCAGCTGGGAGTATAAAGGTCAGCCATTCGGCAAACCGGCTCAGAAACTTAAATACGATGCCGGCGTGAAAGTGAGATGCAGCGGATACCGAGCATACTGCCAGGGACGATTCATTCCTGCAGCCGGAGCTCACTATGTGATATGGAAGGAAGGCATATTAAAAACCAGTAATAACTTGGATTGACATGAGCGAGAAAAAGATAACGATAGATGTAAAGCCGGACGGTCGCATCCGCAAGGAGGCTTTTATGATTCCTCCGATGATGTGTCCGTACTGCGGTGGCAAAGGCTGGTTCCACAGCGGGCAGAGGGAGCCGGAAACGATAGTATGTCCCGACTGCCAGGGAACCGGAGAGGTTGTCGCCTTGGTAACGATAGACTGGAAACCAAATATAAAATGATCTAATTATGGCAAAGAAATTAACAATTCCAGAGCTTCAGACTCTTGAAGCCCTGTGTGCTAATTTGATGAGGTCGCTTGAGACGGCGATTGGCAATGTCAATATAATGGCAGAAACTAACGCAACGCGAGAACTCTCAATGGTAAGAACTAAAATTGAAGAGGCCACGATGTGGCTTGAGAAATACCAGTCCGGTATTATAGTCGAGTTGGCTAATAGAACCTGTCGATAACATGGCACAGCAGGTAACTAACTTCGGACGGTTCTACACCGCCATCAGGGCACTGAACCCCATTGGAGACCGGGATGATGTCAAGAAGAGCATCGTTTACCAGTACACCAACGGGCGCACCGACAGCCTCCGGGAGATGAGCCGTGCCGAATACGACAAATGCTGCGAAGACCTTGAGCGCAAGAACGGGCAGAAGGACGAACTCCGAAAGGAGCGTAGCGCCACCCTCAAGCTCATGCAAAAGATGGGTGTCGATACCACCGACTGGAACCGCGTCAATCTCTTGTGCCGGGATGCCAGAATTATTGGCAAGGACTTCTACTATATCACTGCCGAAGAGCACCGGGAACTGCGTCGGAAACTCCGCAGCATCGAGCGCAAGGGAGGCATCAACCGCAAGCCTGCATCGATGCCGGACCCCCAGCCTCAACAAAAACAACAGCAAGTGTTCGTGGTACCTATCGGACCGACGGGACAGATATACAACTAATCAACCTTATAATTCATACATCATGGCAAAAAGACAGAAAAAGACCATTATCTCCGGCGTCAGCAAGGAAGCCGCCGAAGAAGCCTTTGCAACCTACGCCAAGGCAGACGCAGAACGTGCGAAAATCACAGCCGAAATTGAACTGAAGTGCGCCCAGATCCGAGAGAAGCACCAAGACCGCCTGTCGCAGCTGCAGGTGACCCAGGACGAGGCTTTCGACACACTCCAGGCCTACGCTACCGAGAATCAGCTGGAACTCTTCAGCAAGAAGAAGAGCCTCGAGATGGTGCACGGAACCATAGGTTTCCGCACCGGCACTCCCAAGCTCAAAACCCTCAAGGGTTTCACATGGGCAAGCGCACTCCAGCTCGTAAAGGAGTTTCTCCCCGGCTTCGTGCGCACCGCCGAGGAAATTGCAAAGGACAGACTGCTTTCAGAGCGAGACTCCGATGTCATCAAGCCGGGCGATCCTCTCGGCCCCGGAGTACCACTCCGCGAGGTCATGGTCAAGTGCGGCATTACGGTCGTACAGGAAGAGACCTTCTTTGTCGAACCCAAAAAAGAGGAGGCAGCGTCATGAAGAAGGAAATCACCAGACCGCCTAAGGTAGCCCTTTGCCGGATGTGCAGGGGCACCGGCATCTTAGGAATAAGGGTGCCTCAGCGATACCTCGAACCATGTCCGCAATGCGAGGGCAGCGGCAGAGTGACAGTGAGCTGCGAGATGACACTTGACATCAGACCCTACAGGCCGAAACCTAAAGGACCTGTAAAAAACATGTAAAAGACAATGGCAAACAGACGCGGCAAGTCTTATTTGAAGCGCGTCGCAGACATAAACCGGATATACGATGAGCACGCCAGAAGCGGATTGAGTAACCGGGAAATATGGCGCAGATACATATATCCGGTTTATGCCATAAGCGAACGCACATTTTACAACATTATGAACGCCACGGCAGGGCTTGAAACCCCGGTCGTGGCGTCCGACATGCCGAGCCTGTTTGACTTATTGCCTGAAGAACCTCCAAAAAATCAAGAGAAATGACCGATATTGACGCGCAGATCCGGGAAATATTCGGGCGCATACTTCGGGACATACAAGTGGAGCTTGGCGATGAATTCGACCAGAATTTCGAGCGTCAGGGCTTTTTCTCTCAAGCCTGGGTGCGTCGCAAGAGCCCCACGCGGCCCGGCGGACATATCCTCGTTGACACCGGGGGCTTGCGCCGGAGTATCCGGAGCGAGATCAGGGACAGCAGCATAGTATTCCTGACCGACCATCCGGCGGCAGCCATACACAACGAAGGAGGCGAAATAGTGGTTACGGCTAAAATGAAACGTTTCTTCTGGTACAAATATTATTCCGCCACCGGCTCCTTCGGCCGCAAAAAAGACGGTTCAAGACGCAATGACAAAAGGACCCTGCAGCTCAGTGACGAAGCAGACTTCTGGAAAGCGATGGCGCTTATGAGGGTCGGGAGCAAGATCCGGATACCGCAGCGTAAATTCCTCGGGACTTCTCCGGAAGTCGAGGCAGCCGTCCGTCAGATCATCGAGGAGAACCTGAACGAGTATGTAAACAACATAGACTTCAACATCAAATGACAGCAATAATAATCACCTCAATCATCTGCGCAACGTTGGTGATCATGTTATACATGACACATATCTATCCGAGAACGCTGCGCAAGTATAAGTTACGCTGCGCCCAACTGAAAGCGGAGCTGGACAAACTTAAAAAAGAGTATGACGGACATCTGGACGATTACACTGACTGGTTCCTGTCCATGCAGAAGCGACTGGACGAGTTGGCAAACATAGTTTTCGATAAAACCGACGAAAAATGAGAGAAGAATTATATCGCAAGCTGAAGACCCGTCTTGAGTCGCTGTGCATCAATGGCGCCGGAGAGTATTATGAAAGACCCGACGACGCGGATATGGATGACGAACTGTATCCCCGGGCCATCAAGCACATCGACCTATGGAACCACAACGTGGAATTCCTCGATCAGGAAGTCCCGTGGGACCGCCCGGCTGTGTTCATCGAGTTTGTGCCGTTCAAATGGACTACGTTGGTAACCGGGGTCGCATACCGAGCACAGCCGTTGATAAACCTCCATGTGGTCACCGACTGGACCGGAACCGACACCGACGCCGGGCAATTCCGGCTGCTTGACAAGATACATGCACTTGTCGCTGGACTTTCCGGCGATACCTTCGAGGAATTTGACATCGACAGCAGCTCCACCAACCATAACCACGAGGATATAGTGGAAAATATCGAAACCTACACCTGTGTCGCATTTCGGCAATTGAAATAAAGCCCCATAAACGCGCCGTGTCGCGCCGAAAGAGCGAGAGCCGTTACCTTTATCGGGTGACGGCTCTCTTGCGATATATGGGCGAGAAAACGGCCTTATGCGGCGTTGTCGGGAGGGAGGCCGGGTATCGTGAACAGCATGATGTCCTTGTAACTGGCATTGTAGTTCATCGTCGCGTTAAACTCCCTCCTTTGGCAACGGGCGAACGGGTCCCCGAGCGATGGATGGCGCCCCATCCACTCGCACAGTTCGATGATGCATGATTTCTCGGAGGTAAAATATATGAAATTATGACCGGGCAGAACCGACAAGACATCGAGATAGTCGGCAAGGCGCCAGTACATACGGTACGTGCCTACGTCGGTGGATAGGTAAGGCGGGTCGACAAGGAACACAACGCCGGGCGTATCCTTGTATTGCTCGAAGAGCTCACGGTAGTCGCATGAAACAATCTCCAGTCCGGCAAGATAGCCCGGGCAAGGCTCATACCCATTTTTACGGACATTGTTGTATAGCGTTTCGCCGCGCATGCCCTCGATGCTCATCTTGTATTTCATAGAGAACATCAGTGACGATGACAGGGTGATGAAGTCAAGGAAGCCGGTTTCTTTTTCCTCCTGCTCAAGCAGCGAAAAAATCTGCTCCCGGGCAACGCCGGTTATCGGCTTGTGTCGGTCGAACTGCGAGGCGATGGGCCGGATTGACTCAAGCAGACGGTTGGTGCGGGGAATATTGTTGATGCGAAGCCGGTAGTTGTCAAAGTCATTATAGATGACACGCGACTCCGGATGGAAGTGCTTTGTGATGTGTGACAGTAGCCCGGAGCCTCCGAAAAGGTCGACGAAAACAGTGTCGGCCGGATATTGTTTGATTACCTCGATGAACTGTTTGGCGAACATCCTCTTCTGCCCGACAAAAGGTAGCGGAGCCGAAAGATATAACTTGCTCATACGTTCAGCTCGAATTTTACAGCGTCCTCGCCGGCCAGGAGGCGGCGTGTGCTGTCAAGGTTGTTTTCGTATATGTGGACATTCCCCAGGAACAGAGTGATTGACTTGAGCGGGAAGTCAATGTGCCGGGCCATGAGGTAGAGATGGTATATGTCAGCCGGCAAGCCGAGATTGGCGTCCGAACTGCGTTGGTAGGCCGTTATAACGAGTTCCGAATCCTCAATCTGGAACTGAACGAGCGACAGGCACGGTGCCTGATTGCTCTCCGCGTCGGTGGCGCCGAGGAACAGGACATAGTTCTTGGAACTGCGGCGCTCGGAATTGATCCTGGCGAGAAGTGGCGGCAGCTTTTCAAAATAGGTCGGATAACTGTTGACGAGGATGGAGCCGCAGTAGTCCCACCAATTTATACCGGCTTCACGGTACTTCTCCACCGAGCGTTCGCCGCTCATGAAGAGCTTCAGTTCGGAACGGAGCTTTTTGCGGGCTATGCCATGCCCCTCGAAAATGTCGAGCAGGTCCGCCGGGGTAAGCGAGAGCTGCTCGTTGATGAGATAGGCGATATTGCCTTTGCGGTTTGACTGGCGTTTGCCGGAGTCAAGAATCCTCCGGAGTATCTGGTGGTATTTGTTTGTTGCCATAGAGTGGTGTTTTTGACACCGCAAAGATAGCTCCCGGCGATGTGCCGCACACTATGGCGATACAGGATTACACTGCACCGGGATTGCAGTCGCTTTGAAAATGCTTGACAAGCGAATACACCTTCCGTTCGCTGATATGGAACCGGGAGGCAAGATGGGCCACGGTATAAGTGACCTTGCAGCCGTCGGCGACCATTTTGTTGAAGTCAACGAAAAGGTCGATATAGTCGGCATCCTCAAGACGGATGCCGGATTTTCTCAGCCTGTCAAGCAATTCCCGGTTGAATTTCAGTATTTCAAATATGGTCATGTTCCGAAAATTTTGTAATTTTGCAGTGTCTCACTTATAAAAACATCGCCTTCGGGCGAAAAATTTGCACTCCGATGAGGCCGGAAGGGCATTTTGCCCCCGGCTGGCCTCATTGGAGTGCTTATGTTTTTAGAAAGTGAGACGTCTATTAACAGGCCGGGGGCATTTTTTATGCCCTCCCCCGAAGGGCTGCGGGATCAGTTCGCTGTGTAGAGTGCCAGGTCAATCGAATCCTTCGCCTTCCAACCCTGCGCCAATGTGTCCTGAATGAACTTCATCGCGCCGGTGTAGAATGACGATAATGCAGTCAGTTCCTGAAATGTCACATATTCCGGACTGTCATCCTCGCCGAGCTTGAATGTCACCGGCAGCGATGCACCGGCAGTCTGAACAGCAAGGTCGTAAGCGGCCTTGTAGTTGAACTGGTTCTCGGTGGACAGCCATACAGTCTTGCCGTTGTAACGGAAACCGGACAGAATCCGCTCGTCGGTCCGGGCGTTGATCCAGCCGCTGATGAGCGACTTGATTTCCTCGCCGGAAGGTTTATGGTTGAATTCCTCTTCCATGTAGGAAGCGGTGCCGGAATCATCGGCGGTCACATCCCAGCGGACGCGCCATTTGTTGCGTACAGGATTGGTGCACTCCAGGAGTGCCACATCGGGATTGCCTTGGACTCTTTTCATGATCTTTAAGTGAAGACGTATTTTGTTTTACCCTTGCCGAAGGTCTCAGCCTTGATGGTGGTCTCGAAGGGGAAGCCGTCCGGCATTTCACTCACTTGCTGGAGGATGTTCTTCATCTCCTCCGAATTGGTGAAGAACTTCTTCTGCTCACCGTTATGCTCGATGGCGACCACGCAGCGGTCTTCACCCTGCGAGGTCTTGACACCTGTCTCGAAGTCACGGACTACGATGGGAAGGTTCACCAGTTCCCGGATGCTTACCACCGCACCGGGGAATCGCTTCTTGCCGTCATCAGGCTTGTAAGCGACGTTTAGGTCTTTGAATGATTTCATTTCTGTGCCTGTTAATTTGTTAAAGAGGTTATTACACTGTGCGTGCTTCGCCATCCCGTAGAATGAGGCGACGAGGACACTTCTTCGTTTCCGGCTCTTAACTTCGCCCATTTTCCGGGCGAACTTCTTTTTGATGCGCTTACGCAGCAGCGCGTGGTCGGGGTAGATGACGTAGCCCAGGAAGTCAATGCCATCAGAAACCGGGAACACCCTCTCGTTGTCTTTAATTTTCAGACCGATGCTTTCAACCAGATTATGCACAATACCACGAATCCTCCACAGTTCTTCTTTGGTGCCGGCAAGGACGACACCGTCATCGCAATAGCGATAATAGAACGACACTCCGAGTCCGTCTTTAAGAACGTGATCGAGATGAACCGACAGGAGCAGGTTGCATAATCCCTGGGAACTTCTCAAGCCTATACTCACCCCGGACGGCATCATACGGATGAATCGTTCAAGTATTACGATCAGTTTCTCATCCTTGAAGATGCGCCGGACGCAGTCGATAATCGACTGTTGGCTCACGCTCTCATAGAACTTGGAGATGTCGAACTTGTAGCAGAACCGGGTCCCGTCCGGGTGGTCATGAAGGTCACGCTCAATATAAGACTTCAGGTCATGCATGCCGCGCCCCTTGATACTTGCAGAGGTCGTTCTGATGAAGCGGCGTTTCAGGTGCTCGTCCACCACCGACATCACGGCATGAACCGCAATACGGTCTTTCATGGTCAATACCTGAATGTGTCGTTCCTTGCCGCCTTCAATAATCGTGCGCTCCCGGTAGCCCCCGGCAATTTCATAGTTGCCGGAGGCAATTTTCTGTGAAAGTTCGGCGATAACCTCCTCCCTGTGCGCGAGAAGGTATCGGCCCTGACGGCTGCGTTTACGGGCAGTACCGCGCAGAACCTGGTCGAAAGATTGAGCCATATTGGGATAGGCGACAATTTCCTCGATGATATGTCCTTCTCTACGCATGGAGTGTTTCTGGAGGTTGTCAATAAAGTTTGTTTCAGGCTCCTTGAGCCTTCCGGTCACCGGGTCCGGGTTCTTCGAGCCTGCGCCTACCAAACCCTACCCGAACACTTGATGTTCCGGCTTTCCGCATAATGCGCTGTTGCCGAGGCTTGCCCCTCTCGGCACCTCTGAGGGAACACGTTCCCGGTGATGTACGCCGATGGTTGGTTGTCCAGACGCGACCCGACATTCGTGTTCGCATTCGATGCATCGTTATTCGCATTCGCGTACGACACGCCGCCATTCGCATTCGCGTTGTTGTTGCCGCGATAGACCACACGGCCTATTGAGGGACACCGCCTTACGGACTGCAAATTTACACATAATTCGCCGTTCCAGATGGAATTATGTTAAAATATAAGCCAGAACAGTGCTGCGAGACCACCTCCGGACAGGGTCATGAGGAAGTCTATCCAGTCCCAGGGGCAACCGTGAAGTTTGTCCTTGAGCTCAAGACAAGCACCGGCGACACAGGCTGAGTAGAGTGCCGGATAAACGCCGAGAGCGAGAAGTCCGACAATCAGACCACCGACGAGATGCTTGTATCGGTTGGATTTTTTGAGAAATGAGATAATTTTTTCCATAAACTTTTGTATGTCAGAAATTGTTTGTAATTTTGCACAAAGACCTCCGAAAAGACGCGATAACTTCAAGTCGTGAGGCATTAAAGCCGTGGCTATGTCATGGCTTTATTTTTTGCAGTTCCTCAAGGATTGCGTCCCTTGAGCCATGTTCCGGGCCTATGCGCACCGCTTTCCCACCCATGATGACGTAGCATTCCTTTATTGCGCCGGAAGTGAAATCTTCCCTTCTCCAATCGATTTTCTTTGCCAGTTCCGAGAGATTGATGCGCTTGCCGCTCATACGCATGTCAAGATCAATGACAACAACCTCACATCCTTGAGCTTTAGCCTTGGAGAATCCATCGGAAACGCCGTTAATGGAACGTATCCCCTTGCGGTCCCCGATTAAGCCATTTATAAGGTATTCCGGATTCTTAACTCCGTGTCCTATGACATGTTCGCGAATTTTTATCTCCATGGTCGGGAATGATGACAGGAGGGAATATGCTGCGCGGGTATTTTCCTTTACCTCGGTCTTGTCGGCACTGGTACTTGTTTTTAGTCTTTCTCCATAGACGGGGTCGGTTTTGCACTGACGCAGTTCTTCGCAACGATGAATTAGAACACATGCCCGGCACACTTCATTGTCTGGCACGAAAGCGGCGAGTTTTCCGGATTTCCCGCCTTTTGCAATGGGACAAGTGGTGCATTTGCGGATGGTGTAGGGATTGTAGTCAGGGATGGACTTGCCTTCCTTGCCGGCATTGAACCGGAAGATGCCCTTTGTGTCACGCTGCAGAGCCTCGTCGCCAAGGCGCATCGCCTCGTCATGGTTCGTGGCCGGATATTTTGACTTGCGTACCTGAACCACTGTGCAGCGGCAGTTCCAGCCATTAGGCGGGTAGAATTCCTCCCAGAACGAATCGGACGGCGGGAGTGTCACCCGGTCAAGCGCCGCATGTTCCGGACGCACTTTGTCATCGCGCTGGGTGCGGTACTGGAGATTGTAGCGGTCGCCGTCGCGCATGAACTGTTCCCATCGTCCTGCCATCTCAGCCGAGGCACTTACGAAGTTGTACTCGGCCCGGAGGTAGTTGGCGTTATATGTAGAGTCAATGCTTTGAACATCGTTCAAAAACTGTTCAAACGGCTTTCTATTGCCATTCTCATCGAGCAATGACGGGAAGGCCTCATGCAGTTCATGGAAAGCCTTCATGCCGGAAAAGATGTAATTGGATCGGGTAAGTCGCCGGCGCATACCCTCTGTCATGCTCACCTTCTCAAAAGCCGAGTCCATCGCCGACGCATGGGTGCTGACGAACTTCTGCACGGCAGGATCAGCCACCAGTTCCACCCGGAATTCGGCACCCTTCTCCTTGAAAAGGGACTTCATCATGCCGGTGAACAGGGATGACAGTCGCTTGCGTATGTCATCGGACGGCGCCGCCAGAGTCTCAAGCTCCGGCATACCTTCAAGCAATCGGGTATAGCGTCGGTGCAGCCCCTCATAGTCAGAGGGGCCTAATCGAAAAAATTCTTCCCGGGCTTTCTGGAGTCATTCTTGTCGTCTTCCTTATCATCACCCTTGCCATCGCCGTCATCAGGGTCGGGCATAGCCATGGGGTTGCGTCGTTCGCCTACGGGCATGCCGTACTTGTCTGCGAAGTAAGACGGCTTGACTTCATAGCGGTCGGCAATCATAGTTTCATAAGCGACCTGCTGTTCCGGTGTATAGTCAACGGCATCGTCCCACTCAAAGCGCAGACCCTTTACCGGGAACCCATGCATAACCATGAGAGGAATAAGCTGATTGTTTATGATATCGCGGAGCATGTCGCGGTCGGACTCCACGAGGTTCATGAACACCTGCAGGTGCGTCTGAGACTGTGACAGCGAGGAACCGTCCTCGATGGTCATGGTCTGACCTATCACCAGTTTGGAGATTTCGGAATTGGAGCGGTCGATGCGCTTGTCATAAACATTGAAGGCATCCCCTTTGCCTGACTCCACGAACTGAATCTCCGTTTCCATGCCGGATACCATACCCTGACTGGCGCCACCGTTGTATATCATATCCTCCAGTCGCTTGAACTCCTTGGGGTCGCGTGTCGATGTGCGGGCGATGCGCCAGGGCATGCCGAAGATCTCGGCGAAGCAGTCCCAGAACGACATCGCATGCTTTTTCGGTATGGTGTGGAGAGCAGCCTTCAACAGTAGCCCGAGGTCATCGGGGCGTCCCGCTTCAATAAGCCAGTCCTTCCAAGGTCGCTCACGGAACTCTATCCCTGTTTCCCAGTTCATGCCGACACGGGACACAACTCGGCCCTTCTCCGGAACCACGTGCTTGCGGGGGATAAGCGTCACGCCGGAGAATGCCGGATGACCGTCACCGTCGGTAATCACATCGCCAAGTTCAATCAGCGAATGACCATACCAAATAGACTCAAGGCACAGCCGGCACAGATCCTTGAACCAGGACTGGTCGAAAAGATGCTCCGCTGACTCGTCCTGGTCGCCGCTCTCGTTGACAAGTTTGAACGAGCGCGACATGACGAACCCCACGCGCTGCTGTATGCAGCCGGAAAGATGCGAGTCGGTCATGGCGTCCCGGTAGATGTCGTAGAGCTTCTGCCGGTTCGGATGGCGCGGATCAATGGCGCTTTGCCATGCCCGGCGCCAGTCCTCAATATCGTTCTTTGTAAAAAATTCGGCGTAGCGGTGCAACTCCATGATGATGGAGGTCTGCTTGGCTGCCTTGGCACGGCTTTCCTGTTCAGCCCTGCGTTGTCTGGATTTTCTGCTCATATCCTACCAGTCGTGTCTAAGTTTGGGTGAAGAGTGAAATGATGTACCAAAACCGGAGGAGCCGTCCTCCGATACCTTGAGAGGTAAGTCCGGAATAATTTTGCCGGCCTGTACACCCTCGAGCCATTTGATGGCCCGGTCGTAACGTTCCTTGCGAATCTCGCTGCCCATCTTCTGAGGCTGTGAAGCTGTCAGATGGTAAAGGACGATGTCTGCGGTGTACATGACTATAAGCCGGTTCCGGTCATTTCCCGAAGCCGAAAAAACAGCATCTGTGTCATATACCGGTCGCAGATAGCCGGCAATCTCTTCCATAGCCTCTGCCTCGGCATTAGCAATATTCTCCGGCGAAGACTGCGATATCACTTTCAGGGCTGCCTCGCCTATGACAACCCGGTAATCCTCATTGTCGATAAACATAATCACCACATATTTTTAGGGGAGCGACGCGGAATCGCCACCGGTTTGAAAATCTCTTGTCGTGTATTGCGCTGCAGGAACCATATAGCGCCCTCGTCGGCATCCGGCGCATCGTCATGGACACGGGAACCGCGCTCGAGAGCGAGCGTCTGTTCAATGCCGACCTGCATGTCCGGAGAATCCTTGAGCGTCTCATTATAGAATACAAAACCACGCTCCCAAAGAGGCGAAACCGCCTCGATGCGCTGAATCTTCTCCGGCTTGCTGCGTTTGTCCGGAAGAATCGGAAGCTGGTAGCCTCTGATGTTCCCCTCGGCAGCAAACTCGTCCAGGATGATATCCTGCATGAAATTCGCCTCCATGAAGAATGAAATGGACACACGGTCGCGGGTACGCTCGTATAGGTCATAAAGCCACCGCACCATTCCGGACACCGTGTCCTGGCGGACATAGCAGTCTATGAGATGCAGCTCGGTGCCGATCTTGCCCCACAGGCGGCAAGCCTTGTAGTCGTTCGCCGTGGTCGATTTGAAGGAAGGGTCGGTATAGCACACGAGCATATCGTACTTCTCCAGTTTGGGCAGACGCTTGTAGCGTATCCATTCATGGCGGAAGATGGAGCCGTCGTTGATGGGGTTGTGCATCATCTCCTTGTTCCAGGCACGATAGCCGACAAAATCGGCGTATGCCTGGGCCTCCTCACGGGTCCACTTCTCCTTCCAGACAGGATTCCCGTTCTTATCCACAGCCTTGATTTCCGACACATACACGCCGCGTGTGGCGCACATATTGGCCAGGACAGAGCATTTGGATATGAGGTTGCCTACCATTATAAAGCGGCCGCGACCGACATCCAGGGCGCCGAAAAGAGCCTCCTTAACCCAATCGGTCAAGTCCTTCACGCGCTTTTCATTGCGGCACAGCTCGTCATCGTCAAGGTCATCGATCACGATATAGTCAGGGCGCGACTCACGGTCGCGCAGACCGCGCGGCGACTGACCGCGACCCACAGCGAGGAACTTGGAACCGCCCTGAGTCTTGAACTCGCCCTCGGTCCATTCACCGAGGTTCTTCTGCTCCCCGAAGTCGGAGATGATACGCTGGTTGAACTCAAGCTCGGCCTGGATGTCGGCGAGAAGTCGGTTTGCGCTGTCCTGGCTTTTACCCACAACAACCATAAAGCTGATGAGCCTTTTGGGCTGGAACATCAGCCACAGGGGGAGGAAGATGTCAAAATGGGTGGACTTGGCATGACCGCGAGGCCATTTAAAGACCGCTTTAAGGTTCGGGGTATTGCACACCTTCAAGGCGGCGGCATTATGAAACGGAGCGTTGTGGATGACCTTGATCGGTTCGCCCGTCGTCTTGTCGCGCAATGTCAGATAGTGGGGAAAGTAGTATTCACAGAAAGCCGCATAATTTGAAAGCAGCCGGCGAATGCGTTTGTCACGCTCGGCGGCTGACTCCTTGGCGACCGACATTGTAACCGGCGTCAGCGAATTGACGCGCTTGCAATGGTCCCGCCATTCCTCGTATGCTTTCTTTATCTCAGCTGCGGATGCCATATCACTTCAGCTGATTGGAGCCCATTGACTCGATGATATACTTGTCCTGGTACTTGTTGATGGCCTTGATAAGTTCCGGCGTTACTTCCGGGTCGGTCGCCGCCCTGTACTCGAGCCACCGGGAGAAAGCCATGAAGACCTCGATCGCGTCAATGACATTGGCCTTTTTGTCGAGTTTCTCTATGACGGCCGACAGTTTCGACAGCTTGTCGGCCAGACCGGCAGTCGCCGCGATATCATCGGAGGCATTCACCTGCTCGATGAGTTTGTCTATGGTCATGAGCAGCTTGTTGACAAGTTCCGGGCGCGTGATGCTTTTTGCAGCACGCGCTTCCTTCCATCCGTCAGCGGCGCACCATTTGGAGATGGTGACGCGGGATGCATCCACCTTATCGGCAATCTCGGTCATCTCCATGCCGGAGAGAAACAAGGCCCTGGCGAGGGACTTCTTTTTTTCGTTTTCCTGCTTTGTAGCCATATCTGAATGTGATAATATGCGATTGAATTTGGCGCAAAGGTGGCGTAAAATACGGTGTCCGCAAAAAAAGTGTGCAACCATTGCATACAAGTGTGCAACCATTGCACACTTTTTTGGATGTAAGGCGATTAACGCTGAATTTTGCAGCGAAATCATTATCGCACATCACATGGGCAACAGAGTAAGACTTACAAACGACACGCTCAACAGCTACGGCTATCGCGTCCTTACCGAGGGCGTGGACATGGAGCAGTATGAGCGCAACCCGATACTCCTGTATATGCACAACCGTGGCCAGGTCATCGGTGTGATCAAGGACCTCAAGAGAGAGAACGGCGAGATAACCGGTGAGCTCGCATTTGACGAGGCAACCGAACTGTCGCGCCAGTGCAAGAAGCAATGGGAATTCGGCTCACTCCGAATGGTAAGCATAGGTTTCAATGTCATTGAAACCAGCGACGCTCCCGAACATATAGTCTCCGGACAGCGCTTCCCCACGGTGACCAAATCACAGCTGCATGAAGTGTCGCTCGTGGACATAGGAGCCAACAACGATGCCATCAGACTTTATAAAGACGGACAGTTAATAACGCTCGGCGACGGCGGCGATTGCCCCCTTCCCAGGCTGAATCATAAACCAAACAACAATCCCCAAATGGACATCAAGACACTTGCCCTGCAACTGGGCTTGCCGGAAACGGCAGACGAGGCGGCAGTCAATGCCAGGCTCGCCGAACTGAAGGGTTCCAAGGAGGAATCCGACAAGATGCGTGCAGAGAACGAACAGCTCAAGCTCGCGCAGATCACTACAGCCGTCGATGCTGCCGTCGCAGCCAAGAAGATTCCGGCTGACAAGAAGCAGCACTTCATCGAAATGGGTAAGAAGCTCGGCATCGAAGACCTCAATGCCACACTCGACGCCATCTCGCCGGCCCATAAACTCAGTGAGACCATCCAGCCCGGACCTGTCTCTTATACACATCTGACGCTGCCGACGATCTACTCTGTGTAGATCTCGGTGGTCGCCGTATCATTAAAAAAAAAAACATATGACGGTGCCGAACATCTAATAAATACAAATAAAC